GTCAATGTCATTCGCTTCTGAGCTGGTTCCAAATTTGGACCCAACGCTGGAGATAATGTTCCCATTGTTAATTAAGTTTTATGTTCTTTTTTTAATTTTAAGTTTAGAACTATCCATACCAGTTACTGCTTTTACTTTTAATCCATTAATAAACATATCATTTGGACTAGCTGTTCGCGTGTCTGTTTGTATGTTTTTGGATTTGGCCATTATATCTTTAGTAGCATCAGCTTTACCTTGCTCATAAAAATGTTTAACCAAGTTATCTGCATTTCTAGCGGCATATATAGCCTTATGATAGCCTGCGTAATCTATGACTTCACCTTCTTTATTTAAGAACTTCTCAAAAACGGATGTGATATTAGATTGTTCACCAGCTGTAGACTCTGGGTTGTTGAGCTTATATCTAAAAGACTTTTCTCCAACATCAAACTTAAAACCTTCAAATTTGTTTTGGAAAAAATCTACTGTCTTTTGTTTAAAGTGCCCATGTAACTTTTCTTGTCTATCGCGAGTTTCTTGATAAGTTTTAACAAAGTCTAACGCTGCTTTTTGATCTTCTGTTAATGAATTTGATGGAGCAATATCTTTATAGTATTCTTTTTTAGATTTCTCCATGTAATTTCTAGCGTTAGCTACTTCTTCCTTATATAATAATTTCTTCTTCTTAATGCTTCTTTCATCTTCAACCTCTTCATCCCATGAATATTTATCTTCTAATAAAAATTCTATTTCTTCTGTGTTTAAGTGAGGTTTTGATTTTTTGTAAAACTCTCTTAGTATTGAGTTGTCGTCGAGCTTAGTATAGTCTTTGTTTAAATTAACATAATCTTCTACTGTTCCTCCTGTCTCGTTCATAAACTTAACTAAACTTTCTAAGTTCTCAGGAACATATGGTTGCTTAGGAGCTTCTGCTTTGACTTCTGGTTTAGCAGTTTCACTCGCTACTTCTTCTATTACAGACTCTTTTACTTCTTTACTCTCTTCGGTAGCTTCTTGTTTTTCGGCGTGTGTTTCTCCCACGTCTTGCAATTCCACTTTGGTTTCTTTCCCTTCGTCTTTGCTTTCTTCATTAGTCTGTAACACAGATTCCTTTGACTCTGGCTTTTGAACGGCATCTTTTTCTTCTTTTTTATCTAAATCTACTTTTATAGAATTATCTTTTTCTACTAATTTTTTAGGTCGTCCAGGTTTCTTTTTAACCTTAAACTCTCCTTCTTGTTTTACTTCTTCTGACATAATATAATATAATAATTAATAATTGTTAGGTTGCTACAAAGTCATCAGCGGCTAAAGCTTGTTGACCTGGTCCTGCACCTTTTTCAAAGTTTATAGGAGCACTGTCATTATTTCTTTGAGCTATCATTTGGCTTTGTTGTGTACCTTGTATTCTAGTTCTCTGATCTTTTCTTTCTTCTATCATTTGCTCTTTAGCATCGTCCTTCTGTATGTCCATTTGCTTTAATTGCATGTCATACTGATGTTGTAATTCTGCCATTTGCATTTTATGATTTAATTCAACTTGCATTTTTTGTAATGCTAGTTCCATATCAACTTTCTTTAACTGAGCTTGACTTTCTGCTAATGCTTGTTGTTTTTGAACCTCTGCCATAGCTTCTTGTTCTCTAGCTTGTGCCTGCGCTTGAGCTTGAGCTTGCATCATTTCTTTTTGCACCTTTTGATCTTGCTCTTGTTTTTTCTTCCTTCTATATTTTAAGAACTGATTTGCTAAAGTTAAGTTTTTTACTTCTCTAATATCAATAGCGTCTTCTAAATAAATTTGATTTTCTTTTAACGCTATTTGTATATTCTGTTCTAACTGTGCTTTTTCTTCTTCGTCTGGTTCTAAGTTTAAAAATATACCAAAGTCATGAATATTTAAAGCGGCTAATTCGTCTAATGTAGCTGTATTGTATTGTGATATACTATTTTCTAATGCTGCTCTTGTAGTAGGATATGCGAGTGAATCTGCAACCCTTAGTGATATGTTTTCACATATTCTATGCGTTAAGAATAAACTACCTTGTAATATATGTCTAGTAGCTGTATTACTATTAGCTGCAGCAAGTTTTTGTAAACCTACAAGTGAATCTTTATCTGGTGTACTTGCATCTCTAGCTTCATTAAGTCCGGTCACATCTCTTATCATTTGTAAGTAATACTGATAAGTTTGTATAAGCGAAGATATCTTAGCTTGACCATTAGAACTACTTAATTCTTGTATAGGCACTTTACCTCTATTAATGTCACCATCTTGAGTTAATGATCTACCTACAATACTACCAGTTTGAAAATACATATTCAAAGCTTCCTTAGGATTATAGTTTGTACCATTACCTAAATCAACTTCTGCTAAACCATCTACGTCCATATAAACACCATCTGGTACCATACGAGATAATACTTGTTGTATTTTCAAATGCGTTAATTGAATCATATCAGCAAAACCAGTTACTCTATTAACTAAAGAGTTTATTCTACCTTTATACATTCTAGGTGCGCACATAGCATAGTTCATATTAACTTTAACAGTATCAGCTACTGGTCTAGTCATGTTTTGTGCCATGTTCCACTTTAGCATTTGTGGATGTCCTAATATTTTAGCTCCACTATATAACACTTCAATTGATCTTTCTAACTTGCCATATCCTACAGCGTCTTCAGGTGGCATAAAAGTATCTTGCTTTTCTAAAACTTTTTCTAATCCGTAGTTGTTTTCTTTTAATTTAAAAACTTGATTTGTAAAAGTTTTATATTCAAAATATAATACGTGTATAGTGTTATCATCTTGCCTGCCGTTCCAGTTTCTTATATAGTTTTGATTGCCTGGATATTTTTGTATTTCTTCTAATTCAGCTGGTGTTAATGCAGGAAATTCTTTTTTAAGCTCAGCCATGCTTATACCTTTTACTTCACCACAATACCATATATCTTGAAAGTTAGGATCTTCAGTATAAGACCAAACCAATGTAGCTGGATCAACATAGTCAACTGTAACACCTTCAGATTCGTTCCAATTTGTTTTTACAGCACCTATACCTAATACCGCTAAATCATAATTAATACGTTGTCTAGTTAAATCGTATTTATTTTTATCTAATATTTGATTTATAACTTCTTCTTCTGCTACTTCTACACTTTGCTTAAAGTCCATTTGTAAATGCACTTCTAATTCTTCTTTGTCTTGTGGAGCTGTATTTGGATCTGGAGCATTAAACGCATTAACTCCTAAAGTAGTTTGAACTTGTTGTAAAAATTCTCTAGCGTTTATATCTGTGAGTAAACCTAACGCATAGTCAGTTCTTTGCTTTGAGCAGACTGGATCTTGAGCAAACGCGTTTATGTCAAATGTTCTTTGACTAATACCATTAACTACTATATCTACAAATTTAGGTAAAATAGGTACAGGCTTCCAATCTAAGTTTAAATAAGATAAATCGCCATCAATAGCTAATTCATCTTTATACTTTTGTATAGATTGTTCACCTCTAGCGTACAAACGTAGGTTATGAAAATTTTGAAAGTTTTGATGGAACTTATCTCTGCCTCTTCCAGCCCAAAACCATTCTCCTTCAATAGCTCTACCAACTCTAAGACCATATTCCCACGTAGCTTTTTCCGCATCTGGTACTACCTGATCTGGAAAAGAACTATGACTATTTGTGTAAATTTTCATATTATCTATTTATTTTTGACAAATAACCTGAATTATCATAAGTTTTAATACCTAAATTTATAGGTTGTAATTCTCTATTCATTGTTGGTTTATATTTATTTTTATTACAAGCCATAATAGCTAAACCAGAGCTTATAGAAGCATCATGCTTTGTTCTATTATTTAAATTAAAGTTTAACCAATCTTCTAATGTTGCTTGATGATACATATCGCCATATGATTCATTTAACAACCCAACGTGTTCGTTAATATAAAATTCTATAGCTGCGGCATGTGCCTGTTTAATATCTTCACTTGAATTAGGTATACCACCTATTTCTTTCTCTGTAGTAGATAGTTTATTATAAGACTTATCAGGTCTATTCATGCTAAAACCTCTATAACCATTACGCTTTAAATAATATAATAGTCGTGGTTTGTTGTTTTCACATAGTAAAGGCATACCATAAAAATGTAAAGCCATAACTACATCCTCAAAAAATATATCAGCTGTTTGAGGTCTAGCTATATATTCTAGAAAAAAATGATTTGGTGGTGCGTCTTCCATAGAAAACTTAGTTAATCCATGTAATGCTCCTTTACTGCCGCGACCGTCCACAGTACCACTAATGTCATAACTATCACATCCGAATGCTCCAATATGTTCATTTCCAGGATATTTTATACCATTTTTTATTATCACTCGGTTTTGTAAGTTTTTAGGTGGCACCCAAGAAATATTAAATCTTCCACTAATATGATCTGGTACAAACATTACTTTACTAAACCTTACGCCGTTTTCCCATTGAAAGCTTCCTTTAGTAATATTAGCAGCGTTGTTTACGTCTTCGTTGTAATCTATTTGCTCATAGATTTTTACTAAATTAAATAAACTATCTTTTGTTTCGTCTCTAAAAGCATGTTGCTCTGTCCTTGGAAACTGTCTGTAATATTCATTTAAACTGTCTTGATCAGATTTTAAACCGTCGACTTCATTTTCCCAGTGTTCGATAACTCCCATTTTAATTGGGATATTGTCGATTCCGAGCGTTGGATTCTCTGGCGTATTGAATACAGGTGATCCAAAAGTATCCATGAATCCTTCGTAGTTCCATTCCATAGGTATGAACAAACTATAGAGTCCAGAAGACGTTTGTCCGTTTCTATTTCTTTTTGTAACATCGCTATTGTAATAGAGTTTTTTAAAGTTGTTTCCACCTTTGTCTAATGCGTTTGAAGTTGAGCCCATCATACATTTACCTACAATTCTACGACCTAGTCTTAATGTAGTTTTTGTAACTCTCCAGTTATTTAATATGTTATCAGGGCGTTCCCATTTACCACTTTCATCATGTGCTAGTAGCTTTAGTTTTTCACCATCATAAGAGTTGTCACCTGTATTTTTCCAATCTATAGTGGTGTCCAACCCCTGTAACTCACGGACCTGCTCATTACTTTCAAGTTTCCTTCGTGTAAGTTTTGAGGCCGGTACTCTATAGGCGAGTTCGGTTTTAGGACGATCCATTCCGTCTTGAATTGGTTTGAAGAAGAATGGATAATTAACACTAATGGGTACGACTTTGTCTGTGAACATTTTCTTAGCGTCTGCACCAGTTAAAGCCACTCCGTCTATTTTTAAGATAACACATACCGTAACATCTGTTATCTGCTTTACAAGCTTCCCAGAATATGAAAAATAATCTGTTGGCTTCTCTATAATCTGGCGCTCCGACATCGATTTTGCTCCACTGCAAGTACATGTAATGAGTACCAGTAATATATACAGGGTTGCCATTATTGTAGAAATGAAAACCTTCTTCTCGACGTTTAAACTCTTCATCTATATAATCATACCATTTTTCCTTAAAGTCTGTTGGGTATGCTTCCCAATCAAACCTCGTCTTTATTCTTTGTAATTCTTTTGGGTATTCAAACTTTTCCCAATATTGTTTCGTTTTATCTTCGCTTCGTTTATATGGTTCATCTGCTTTTGGTAAAGCAATGCGAAGGTTTTGAACTTCAATGATTTGTCCAATCTTACCCGTTTTACTTATTACTATAAAGTCATACTCCTCATTGTATCCATACTCCCACTTTTTGTGTCTATTGTTTTTAGCTAATATTTTAGGGTTAACAACGTCTTTAATCTCTTTCCATAACTTCTGTTCGTAACTCATTTACTTCTACCTTCTGCAAAACCTCGAAAAGTTTTTTCTTCTTTCTTTTCTTTAGGTTTTTCATTTAACATTTCTTCTTCTTCCTGTATACGAGTTAAAATTTCAAAAGCATCAAATATAGCAAGCTTTTTAGTGGCGGCAGCATTCTTAAGTCTGTCAGCGCTAACGTCGTCGCCTGAGTCTACGATCTTTTCTTGTGCTACCTTAATGAGTTCTTCAACTGCTTTTTCACCTGCTGATATTATCTTTTGTTTTGTTTTCTTTATATCCATCTTCTAACAATAAATCTTTTGATTTCATACAATATAATAACTCATTGTCTACTATAAACTCAAACTCTCGTTTAGCTTTATAATAAACTTTTTTATTAGGCTTAATATTTATAGAATTTAAATACTCATTTCCATAAACTAAATAACCTATTTGAGATTTATTTTTAATGGGTTTAATAAAACACCTATCATTTATAGTATTCCATTTGCCATTGTGGTAAAGATATATTTGATCTATACTTACAAAATATTTATTATCTTTAAAATAAGATCTACTATTTTTTTCTCTACCCTTCATATCATAATACCTTCTAAAAACATTATGGTGAACCATAACTAAGTCACCTACTTGTATTTTTGAAAAAGCATTTTTAGGTGTCGCTAATACTTTAGCTAATTTATTTACCGCTTTAAAAGTTTCTATTTTAGTATTTATAATTAGCTTTTTATCTTCAACATTTATAACATTGTTGTATCTTTCACCTACAGGTTCTACAATGAAGTCGTATAGAGCTTGCATTAATATGTTAAATCAAATTCAACAGCAATGGCCATGTTAGAATTAAAGCGTTTCCAAGGTATAACCTCATTGTTCTTTTTTATATAAATAGAATATTCACCACTTTTCTCATTGCTTAATATATCACATATAACATGACCACCCCACACCTCTTGACCTAAAGAATAATGCATTGCATCATTTTTATAATCAGATCCAATACTGATTTTTCTTATTACACTAGACATTATACAGGTGCTACTACAGTTTCTTCTTTTTCTATTTTAGTATATGAACCATCTTCTACATTAATATTAATAGCTCCATATTCTTTTTCAAGCACTTGTTTGTAATCTTCTATCTCTTGATTTAAGCCGGCCATTTCATGTAGTACACCGTGCTTATTAGCTTCTAAAATACCTACTCTATTCAATAGATCATTAAGCTTTTTTTGTTGTTCTTGAATTGTTTTTAATTGATCTTCTTTTATTTTCATTTTATTAAATTTAATTGTTTGTTTTTTTTATTACGCTATTTTAGTAATTTGCAGCGTTGGTCTATGACCTGCTAAATCTCCGCCGGTTACAGATACATCATTATATACAAAATAAGGCAACGTAGAACTCCAATCTTCTGTTCTAACTATTAGTCTAATGTAATCATTAGCAGATACTGTTATTATAGTTGTTCCACATATTAAACCTAAACCATTTGTTTCCTGGTCTATAGGTCCAGATGCTAAGCATATAGTTGATCTACCAACAGGAAAAGCAGGTTCACTAAGAGCAGTAGGCGCGCTACCTAAAGTTTCAATCCACATTGTTAATGATGGATAAGTTGTAAAGGTGTGTGCATTATACATTCCTATTCTTGCATTTACAATATATGTACCAGCTTTTAATATTTGAATGTAAGAGTTCCAGTCTCCTTTTGTAGAGGTGCTATTAGCGGTAAACGTGTAATAATCAGTGTTGCTAATTGTTTGTTCACTAAATGGAACTACATATGATATTTCTCTAGTCATATCAGCCAAAAGAGCATTACTGTTTATTCTAACGCTAGCTACAGGTAAATCTACTAATTTTGGTTTACCTGTTGATAAAACACTATTACCAGATCCATCGTCTTCAATAATTAAACTGTCACCTATAACTTGAGAACCTTCATCTAATAAACCACCAACTGTGGGCACACCAGCTGTACTAGCTCCTGTACCACCTTTATTTATTGGTAATACATTAGAAACGTCGCTACTTGATAAATCTATACTACTAGTAAAATTAAATGAACTTCCACTTGTTGTAACAAAGCCGCTGCCTGCAAAACTATTTACACCTGTTCCACCTTTCGCGAAAGGTAATACACCGCTTCCATCGTTACTGTAGTCAACATTGTCATTTGCAAAGTTTGCTAGAGAGAAATCAGTAATTCCTGTACCACCTCTAGATGCGGGTAATGTGCCTGATGACATATTACTTAAATTAATATTTGTCTCAAGACTAGCCACTAGTTGTGTACCACTCATAGCTGCGTTTCCAGTTGCTGATGCTGTACTATATGCAGCAAAACCATCTATGTTTAAAACATCTGTTACTGTAGTTAGAAATACGCTATTATCGCTTATTTTTGCGTTTGCCATTTTTTATTTATTTTAAGTTTGAGTTTCTAAGAGAAGTTTATCGTTAGTTCCATCAGACGTTTCTAATAATATTATATCAGCAAGACCTGTTTCTAACGATGCAAATTTAGATCCAACTGGTGGTGGTGGACCAGGGTTTCCTTGACCTGGTAAACTTGGTACCGTAACACTCGTATTTAATATACCAATCCACATATTATAGTAATGCTACAAGTTCTCCTTTACTGCTTAAAGTTGGATTAGTAGATTTAACTTCTAATACTAATATAGGCAAGAATGAACCAGCAGTGATACCTTTAAAAACAGCTTCTTCGCCGCTTTCCATAGTGACAATTAGCTCTGTCATGTTTACACCTACAAATAAACTTGCTCCTCTTTTAGGATTTCCTGTGTTTTGAAATTGTTTGTTTAATCCATTTGTAAATACGTCTATAGTATCATGCGCCATTATTCTAGGATTACTAGCAAAATCTCCACTAACTTCTCTACGAGGTGATAAGTAATTTTCTTCTTGTAAAGCCATTATTTTATTTTTTAATTTTTGTTATTTTTTCTGCGCCTCTGCTTCCAAAGTACGCTACATAAACTGTTATAAGTAAAGCTTCTAATAAAGAAACCCAACCTGTTTTTATTTCTAATAATACTGTAGAAAATATTGTCATAGCTAAAGTAAGAAATATAAGCGTCATAGGTCTAGTGTTCTTACTTAGCCATGAATCACTCTTCATATCACTAGCCCATCTTTCTGAGATATTACCCATCTCCGCTATATCTTGATCTAAAAGTTTTAACGCTGTTTCTTTATCTTTTGGTTCTATAGTATTATCACTGGTTATTAAGTTTTTTACTATACCTAAACCTCCTTGATCAGGTAAAAATTCTCCTACAGTATCTAATATATTAGGAGCTTTCTCTTTTAAGAAAACTCCTACTTTAGTTTCTTTAAACTTTTTTTTAGACATTATGATTTAATAGACTCGTATGTTCCTTTATTGTAAAAGACTTTAGTGTGACCTTTTTCGTGTATGTTTTCCTCTCGCTTACTTTTATCTCTACCAGAGTCAGATAATTTTGCTCGCTTTTTCATGAATTTTTTATGAAGTCTTTGACCTTTTCCACTAGTTATATCAGCTTGTTTTCTTTTACCTCTTTTATTGGTGTAAGTATATTTAGCTGTAACATTCATATCGTCAATAGGTTCTGTAACTTTAGTTGCGCCTGGAGCGTTATATATATCAGAGGGTTGTTCACTACCCATAACAAGTGGTGCTCTAAAACCAGCTTCAGGATCTGAAGCGCCGTCAACCATATAGGTATTACTAGTTCCTCTACCTCTAATATCTGGCGAACGCTCAAATGATATTGTTCTACCTTTTTTGTCGGTTATTGTTTGAGTAGAAAATCTACCATAGTGATAACCATCGTCTGTTTGGTTTACACCAGCTTCCTCCATTTCTGCTGCTTTAGTTCTGCTAGCATCAATAGCTCTACCGTCTTGAGTTAAATACCTTGACTGTTTAGGAAAGTACTCGCCCATTTTTTGGTTCATAGCTTTTTTACCCATTTCGTTTCTATCTCCATGCATGCCATGTTTATACGCGGCTTTATCTTTCATTTGACCTATAGTACCATACATTGGTGTTCCATCAATATTTTTTGGTGCTGATCCTCTTGTCATAGTGTAAGCGCCTTGAGCTACGTTCATGTTGTGATCACCAGTAAATCCTTTACGTACTTGATCGTTAAAAACTTTTTTATAATCTACTTTAACTGCTTTTTTTGTTGGCATATTTATTTTACTCATTTTTTTCTTTTTAAAGGTTTTTCTTTTTTATAAGCTTCTTTTTCCCAAGGTAACTTTGGATTACCTTCTTTTAAACTATTTCTGGAATATTTTTTACCTTTCCAGTAAATATACTTATCATCATAATGTAAATCACCTCGACGCATTTGATCTACGTGAACCATTTCATGACTAATAGTATTTTCTAATTGGTCAGGATCACAAATGTTTTTATTAAGTATAATATTACCAGTATTAGTAGTAACACCATTTATACCTAAACCTTCATCGTCACCTAATCTAAATATAGATGTCCAATCAATTTTGTAAGGAGCTTTTAATTTAAAACCCATTACCCAATAAGTTTATCTATTACTCTATTGCTAAATCTATTTAATTTTTCTTGTCTAGCAGCGCAGCCACAATCTTTTCCAGTAACTTTACTAATAGCTTTTACTGTTTGATGTACACCAGTAGCTTTCATAACATTATGTACTTTGTCGCCTAAATTTCTCATTTTTTACAAACTTCACATTGAGGTTTCAATGATAATAAAAATTCTCTTGCTGCAAAACCAAAGGCTATTCCTGAATAAAATGAATGTCCTTCAGCTATAAGTATTATACCTAATACTCCTATTACTGCTGATTTAAACCATGATGAGTTTACTATTTTTATAACTTTTTCCATATATTATTTATTAGCTTGGTATCCTTTTAACATATCTTCACAGTGTTCTCTGCTTTTGCATTTTCTCCAAATGCCACCTTTTTTATTATTTAATATAACCCAACCTCCATCTTGTTGAACTATACAACCCTTTCCGCCTTCAGACTTAGCACAACCTTTGCCAGCTTGCTTTATAGGGTTATCCATTTGTACGTAAGGCATAACTTAAGATTTCATGTGCTTATGTATACAATGAGGCTGTTTGTGGCTCATGTATCCATATTGAGATGCTTTTTTAATATCATAGGCAATGTCTTTTTTAGTACCTTTGCCTGTTTTAATATCATGTTCCGCGTTTTCTGCGTAGTGTTCTCCTGGTGATTGTTTCATAACTATAATTATAAATGTTCATATTCTTTAGTCGCATCAAAAGATGGACATGCTTTGTTAGCAAAATCATTATGCGAGTGTATAACCGCATTAGGGTACATAGCTTTTAATGTTCTAAGCACGCACAGTAAAGCTTCTTTTTGACATTCAAGTCTAGTATCTTTAGGTGTTTTACCATCTGATTCAACACCTCCGCAATAGCATATTCCTATCTAATTACGATTGTGCCCCTTGCAGTGAGCTCCGATTTTACTTATATCTCTACCTTTGTGTATTTCTCCATACAGGTCGATATAAAAATGATACCCAATATCACTCCAGCCACGCCCTTCAACGTGCCACTTGCGTATTTCAGATACTTCAAAATTTTCACCTTCTCTTGTCGCGGAGCAATGTACTATAATTTTATTAATTTCTCTCATGATCCTGTAGGTGG